AGACTGGCCGACTGGATGCCGCTCAACAGGCCGTTGATGAATGACAGGATCGCCGCAGGGGTGGACAGTGCAAAGGTTGCCGCAGACGCAGCCGACGTGATGCCCGTGGTGTTGAAGAACCCTTCAATACCCATATCCGCGTTGCCGATCAGCGCAGTGCTGTTGACCAGCATCTCATACGCCATCCGCGCCGCATTTGCCGACTCAGTGGGCAGGTTCATGCCCAGTTGTGCCGCCGCGCCGATTTCCTCAATCGAATAGGAATACATGACGCCCGCCATATTGACGGTCTGCTCAAACTTGCCAGTCGTTACATCAACGCGCGGGATGTCTTCCCCTTTGCCGTTGATAAACTTTGCGCGCCCGACCGAATCTTGCGTGAAGAACGTGACGGATGCCGCAAATTGATTTGCCGACGTGTCCACCTGCATCAATCGAGGGTAAAGGATCGTCGGGTATGGTTTGCGCATCACCTCGGCTTCGATGTGGCTGCGCTGCGAAATGACGAAACCCAAAGCTGCGGGCGCGTCCATGATCTGCGTGTTCATTATATTTGCTCCTTACGGCAGATAGACGCGAACAAGATCACCGATCCCGCCCGAAGTTTCAAATTTTGCCCCGGCAATCGTGGTGGCAAGGCCATCACCGATCACGCCGGTCGCGGCGGTAAACGTCACGGCGTCGCCAGGATCAACGGCAGTCGATGCCGTGACCCAGACAGTGCCCTTGCGCAGAATACCGGCCATTTCGCCGACGATATATTCATCGCCAACGCGGGTCTTGTCGATAATGGCAATGCCTTCAAAGCCGGTGCCGCCAAGTTTGACCGCTCCGTCAATAACACCGTCACGACCGACCACGCGGCCAAACGCAACTGCGGCAGTAGTAACCCGCTTGGACACCACGTCTTTGACTTGCTGACCCTCGGCAATCATACCGGGAAGGCCAAGGGGCATTGCAGCAACAGCGGCCCCGAATGCGTCTTGAATAGGCATGATTTATGCTCCTTTGCCAACGGATTGAAGATAGGCCGTGCCGAGGCCCTTGACGTATTCGGCACGCGCGTCGGTCGCAACCGTCACGCCAGTTTTCAGCGCGTCGGCCACAGGGTCACCTTTGGCAGCATCCTCTGACAGAATGTCAAAGCGCGCATCGACATAGGCGTCGGATTTGCCAGCAATAGCCGCGTCACCCAGAACAGCCAATACGGCGGCTTTACGGATGGCAGCGTCAGACAGGCCCGTCGTTGCCAGGTCCTTGGCGATTGCCTTGGCCTTGCCGATCAGATCAGCCCGGGCCGCGACCTTGGCGTCAAGATCCGCATCGGACAGGATCGACTTGGAAATTTCAGCAATCTTGGCGTCCTTGGCTGCCAGTTCGCCGTCTTTGGCCGCCATTTCCTCAGCAGCATTCTTTTCGGCGGCTGTCATGTCCTTCATCAGCTTTTCAAGCGCCTGCGCGCCCGCGTCGGTCGTCACGACGGAAAGCCCGTCAATCTGGACTGTCCGCGTCTGAATGGCGTCTGCCATGATTGCGTCCTTTTCGTCTGTGATGGGGGATGCGCCCCACCGCGCTACAGTGCTTGGTTGACTGTCACCGATTCTTGCCATTGGTCCCGCCCTACCGGCGGAGACTATAGCAATGTGGTTTCCTACAATGTTCGTTTGCCGCGCTTGATACGCGGTTCCGTCCGGCGCGATCCCGTCGCCCCAGACCAATTCCGACGTGTAGCCGACCGACAATTCGCGCTTGCCGTCCTGCACCTTGCGGATTGTGGCGGCATCGGTCAGCTTGATCCCGATGCGCAAATACTCGCCGTCGCGCAGCACTTCCTCATTCGTGGTGCCGACCGACACCATACGCGCCGTGTCAGCCGTGACCAAATCGGCGGGGTGGTCGTCAGTGACTGGCAGCAAGCCGAACGTTTGCAGCGATGCCTTGCGGAACACTTCGGATTCATCCCTGTAAACTGTCACCTTGTCCAGGTCGGGCCGGTCCAGTTCCACGCCAAGATAGTTTTGCGTGCCGATGCGGGCGGTGCGAACATTGGCGACAAGATAGCCCTCGTCTGTGACGCGGGCACCTGTAAGCGTGGCGGCGTCTGTCATTTTCATTCGTCTGCCTCCACCACGTTAAAAAACTCTTTCACTTTGCCCTCAAGCCCCGGAAACGCGCCGCTTTCGGTCAGCGTATTTACGATTGTATCCGCAAGCGCCTCTTGTGGCAATATATCCATATCATAAAGCACTTTCACACTGTCAACCAGAACTTTGCCCATGTCGGCCCGTTCTTTGGCAGTCGGCTGGAATAGCGGACGCCACGTCCAATGCAATTCGGGCGGGCGATTGCCCAGCGCCGAACGGATCAGGCATTCATTCAAAATTTCCATTGCAGGATCCAGATCAAGCGTTTGCATGACGCGGACCCGATCAAAATAAACTTTCTCATCGCCCGCGCCGGTAGCGTTCATCCCTGCCGCCGCAATGCCGAATAGCCGGGTCATCGGAACGCCCGCCGCAGCAGCGACCATCTGCATGAAGCGGTCGATGATGTCCGGCAGCGTGGCGAAGCTGGCGGTTTTCTGATCGTATGTGTCTTCTGAGTCCATCAGCAGCGCGCCGTTGATGCCCTTGCCGCGCGCGGTCAGGCTGGTGCGGGCAAGGACAACAGCCTCATATTCCGATCCGCCGCTTCGCAGCCCTTCGTTGAACCCGTTGATGCCGATCACGTCAATTTTAGCCTCGAACACAAGCGACGCAACGTTGGCAATGGTGGCGTCCAGGTTCCGCACGGCGCTGATCGTGGCGTTCAGCGTGCTGTCACCCCATCCGGGATGTGCAGAATATCTGTCGTCAGGGACTTCTTCGCCCATGGCAATGACAAGGCGACTCGGGTGGATTTCTACCGATGCGCCGGTGGCGGGATTCATCCGATACATGATTGGTTTGCCAAACCCCAGCAGGCGCGGGTCGCGCTGGATTGCCCCTGCCGTTATTTCCGACCGGTTCAATACGGCGAGATATTGCAGGCCACCCGTGCCGATCCGGGCAGGGTCCAGCGGCTTCGATGCGTCCAGGTCGCGCGTGCCGATATAGATTGCAGCGCCGCCGAACAGCCGGGCGCGCTTGAGGTTTTGCATCGTCTTGCCCTGCAAGCCCAGCCGCTTTTCCTCAGCCTCGATTGCTGTGATCTGTTCCGCATCGGCCTGCCATTCCCGCCATTCGCGGGTCGCATCTTCTGCGGGCAGGTCCACGACGTTACGGGCAATGGCGCTGGTGCGATACATGGCTACAAGCTGATCGTCGGCGATTGTGGTGTTGTAATAATGGGTGTGCGCCGCCTTGTCCCGGTCCGTTCCGAGATTGGCGACGATGTTGCGCAGGCCGTCCATAATACTCATATTGTTCCAGCCCATGAATTATTTACGCCCGCCAGCATGTCAAACGCGCGTGTCGCGGCGTCGATCTGGTCTTTGAACTTGCCCATCGGGAACGTTGCAGCCTCGTCCAAGAAATCACCATTCCAATCGCCTGCCACAATGTCCACGTTTCCGGCTTCGACCTGTGCAGCCAGTGGCATTGCGCGCGTTTCTTTGTCGCCCGTCTCAGGGCTTGACGTGTAACTGTAACCCATCAGCGACGATTTGAGAAGATGCAAAGCCCAGGACTTGCCAGCAGACCCCGGATCCTGCGGAATTGAGCCACGAACCGCCCGCCCATCGGCCGCCGCCGTGCTGCCCAGCAGCCGCTCAACACCCGCCGCGTTCACCCGGTCTTTGACAACGTGGGCGATGCAAAGACGCTTGTCCGGGCCGATTCCCAGCTTGACGCCAGCCGTCCTGGCCGCTCCATGATCGTCCGTTGCGGCCAAGTCCCATCCCCTCACCCACCGATATCCCGCAGGCTCCGCTTGGATGACGCGAAAGTCGGACCGCTTGAACATGCCGCCGCCGCGTGGTGCAGGGCGCTGTTGAAGCTGTCCGGCGGCGGCGTAGATGCCCATCGTCTTTTCAAGGTCCGCCACTTGGTCCTCGGGGAACCGATCAGGAAACAGCAGTTCGCCTTCGATTGTTCGCGGATCGGTATAGAACGGCGTGGAGCATCGCCGATCCGATTCAAACCGCATCGGCAGGCAAAGGTGGGTGTAGCCTAAATCAATTGCCACGGCAGAAACGTCAGACTCGTGCAATCGCTGCATGATGATTACAATCGCGGAATCTTCATTGTTGACGCGGGACGGCAGGGCTTCCCGGAATGTAGCAACGCCCGTGGCAAGTTTCTGGACGCTGTTGGCATCCGCAACGCTGTGCGGATCGTCGATCAGAACCCTATCGCCGCGCGATCCGGTCATTCCTTCAAATGCCATGGCCTCCCTGAATCCGGTCTTGTCGTTTTCAAACCGCAGCTTGGCATTGTTGTCCGCCATCAGGTTCATAGGCCAGCGCTTTTGATACCAGTCCGATTGGATCAGACGGCGGCATTTCATTGCATCCCGGACGGCCAAGTCTTGCTTGTGCGCTGTGCCAAGGAACCGCATGTGCGGCAATTCTTTAGGTCCCCATTCCCAACTCGGCCAGATCACGCCGGTCAGCAGGGACTTCATGGTGCCGGGCGGCACGTTCATCAGCAGGCGGTTGATGTCGCCCCGCGTGACGGCTTCCAGGTGCGCACAGATAGCGTCCAGTGCCCAGCCCCACTTGAGCGGCGTGGACGGCTCCAGGACGTGCCAGGCGCGCCGTGCAAAGTATGCCAGTGATCGGCGGCACAGTTCTTTTTCGGCGGCAATGATGTCAATCGGTGTCAGTTGCATCGCCAAGCGCCACAATTTCCGCCAGGGCTTCAGGTGACAGGCGGGACAGGTCCAGCGCGGCCTTTGGCGACATGCTTTTATCGGTGGACGACAAATCTTTCTTGTCGGCTAGGCCAAGATCACGGGCAATTATATTAGGGTTCAGCATGTCGGCAGACGCGCCTTCAAACTTCTGACGGTAGATGACATTTTCGGCCCACGCCATGACTTCAGATAAATCGGAACGTGTTTTGCGCCACTCTGTCCACGTCTCAAACGTCACATCCAAGAACATGCAAAGCCCACCAATGGTCATAGCCCTCATCTTTTCAACACGAGCAATGGTGACGGAACCCTGAAACGCGAACGGTCGAGCCTCATAAAGCGGGTTGTCAGCGTTCCATTCAAAGTATTCTGCGCAAGCGTCCCATAGCTCGCTGGCGTTTTCAAACTTAGGGTTTGCGCCGTGCGATGAC